ACGTGTGTGTTAGATAAGTTGGAGAGCATGTTTTCAAAACCTTTTGAGCAACATGGTGGTTCAACTAGTGTTTGGCTTGTTGCTTTGAGTGCGTTGGCTATTATGTCAAAAGTGTGTGGTGTTATAGTAACTATGAAACATTTGATTCTCTTCGGTGCTGTAATTGGCGCTTTAGATCGTGTTGCCATGCATAGTGATAATATTCTGGAATTTCTAATAACAAATTTACCCGCTGCTATGGGAGCGTGGTTACGTCCTTTGCTTTCATATGATCCGGTGAGGAAATTAACATATGATACCATAACTTTTGATATGTACTACTCATCTCAGTTGAATGCTGACTCCATTCGGAAAGAGACCTTGAGTGCTTTTGTTCGAGATTATCATGCCATTCAGGTTGCTTTTCGTGAGCACCATAAGAAAGCCCAAAATAACGATTGTAACACTATACGTACTACACTGAAGAAGTATGAGGCTGCATATCACAATGCCATACAACGTATTGGAGTTGGTGGAGATCGTATACCAAGTGTTTGGTTGTTTCTCTTTGGTAAAACTGGCGTTGGAAAGACCGAATTAGTTTCACGTTTGTGTAGAGAAATGTCACCTGAACTGTTTCCAACATATTTTGATAATAATAATTTTGAGGTTGATATTCAGGGGCTTAAATATGCTCGACAAATAGGGCAAAAGTTCTGGAATGGATATTCTGGACAACCAATAATTTATGTTGACGATTGGGGAGCCCAGAGAGAGGATCCCTTTATAATGGAAACACTTGTCATGTGTGGTTGTGATGCCTTTTTACCAAATATGGCTTCCCTTAGTGATCCAGGTGTTGGAGTTAAAGGTACTCCATACACAAGTGAAATGATAATCACTACTTCTAATGGTATGACATTCATTCACAATGAGTTGACGAATCATGAGGCGGTTTTGCGTCGTCGAAACATCATCTATGAAATTGATGTTGATCCAGATGTTTATAATATAGATAAAGGTACGGTCGATGATGTTCGTTTGAAAGAGAAATACACTGATCATGATGACTTGATGGTATCGTGGCCTCATTTGAAGTTTAAACAATATAATCCTACAACTAAGGGAACTAGCAGACATATTGCTACGCACACATTTAGGGAATTCACGACGCACGTGATTGAGTTTGTTAAAGACTTTAGAATAAAAGCCATAGATTTGCGTAAGGCAAAAGCTCCTCATTTCTTTTTGGAGCGTTCTAAGCTTAAAGCTAAGTGGAATTCTATGTATAACAAAGCCGTTGAGGAGAATGCTGTCGAATTGACTGAGTTTAAAGTTGAATTACTCAAAGGAGATGAGGAGATGATTCCTGATTTATCATCTTTAAAGATAGATACTGGTGATATACCCGTAACCCCTACTATTGAACATCAAGGGAAAGACGATGAATTGCCGAGGCATGAGCATAGTATGAGTAAGCGGAAAAGAATCATACACTTTGCACATAATATGGGCGACCCCGAGCACTTGTATTGTGAAAATGCTTTGTGTAGACCTCAAGTTTTGTACACCGCAGCTCAAAAGATGTGGAATAAACATAATATTATGACAAATATGATTGAAGAAAAAGATCAGGATGGTGGGATTATAAGTCGTGTTGAATGCACACCCGCTATGATAAGCAATTTGTTCACTTGTAAGTCTTGTGATGAAAAGCGAAAAGGTCTGGGATTGGAACCCCATTCGCATACGACTTGTCTAATATGTCGAATATATCTATACGGTGAGTTGAATAAGATAAATGCCTTGGCGGAGAAAAATTATAAAAATAACCCTAAAGATTACCCTAAACCATTACCGCGTTTGTACACACATTATATTAATAACCAAGCTACGCTGACGACGTTGGCTAAGGGATGTACTAGGCGCTGCATTTGTGCCCAATTAGGTCCTGATTCATACTGTGTTCACTGTACTCATTGTGAATTTTGTACGTATGTCAAGTATTGGTCAGCTGAGATGATGGAAGATCCCACTTTTCAAAACATTTGCTTGGGTATTGGAGTTATTCGCTTTATGCTTATGGCAGTTACAGGTTATTACGTTACGAAAAAAGCTATAGGCGCGTTCCATGCTATTCAGGATTATTTCAATCCTAAGCCAAATGAGTTAATTGCCTTTGACCCTGAAAGTGATCAAGATAAATTGCTGGAGAAGAAGGAGCGCAGGGAAGCAGCCTTTAAAAAGCGAGGTGAAAGACGTGCGGAAAAAGCCGCAGCTGGCGGAAAACGTGGGGAACGTACTGTTGGCAAGCAACAAGGCCGTTTCACGACTTATTATAAGGATGGTAAACAGCATATTGAGCCACGACCCTTGCAAGGACATGCGTCAGATGGGTTATCAAATCGTCTACAAAAGCTGTTATGCAATATATCTGTTTACAACGAGGCCACCGGTAAGATCGAGTCTGGAGGTGGTTGGAGAGTTAAAGGTCGAATGGTTGTTTTTACAGCACACTACCTCGAGAACTTAGAAGTTGATACTTCTGATCCAAATTTTAAGATAATGATGACTTTACCTAATTCAAGTAGAACTCAATATAAGTGTTCAGTTGATCAATGTAAGTTTTACCAATTTTGTGAGTACATAAATGATACAGATGTAATAGATTTGGATCTAGTTGCTATCTTGTTACCCGACGATGCCCCCGTTGCTACTGATAATATGGAGTTGTTCATTAAGGAAAAGAATTTAGATTATATTAATACCGGTGAGATGCTACTTTTTGGTCTAAATACAACATTTAATAAGTTGTACATGAGTGGTGTTTCTAATGTTAAGAGAATTCAGACTCCTCTTGAGTGTACTGATAGATATTTAGTTTCTGGCTTTACATATCACGCCCCTAGTGCAGTTCCTGGTTGGTGCACCTTTCCCCTGGTTGATTTTACAAAGGATAATGGGTGTATAGTTGGAGCGCATGTTGGTAAATACGCGGGAACTAGTATTCACCGAGCTGAGGCAGTAACTTATGAGATGATGATGCATGCTTTTGATTCTGTTATGGATAAATCAATACATTTTATACAAGAAGGGCTTCCTAGTTGGGTACAAGAAAATAAGGCCGCGAATTTTATGCCTCCTGATCATGTTGAGTATTTGGGTGCAGTAGCTAATGCTTATGCTGTGCAATTACCCAATAAGACAGACTTAGAACCATCGCCGTTGTCTGCCCATATAAATCCTGGAGTACCTTGGCAGATGACAAAGAAAGCGCCCGCGGTGTTATCAACCAAGGATAGCAGGCATCATACTGAGCATAGTCCTTTGTACAATGCAATAGCAGGTTACCAGTGCTCTGGACATTTAACTGGTAGGCAACTACGACTAGCTACTGATATGTGTTTTCGTGAGGTGTATAAACAACCACCTGGTCTTGCGCGGGTTTTAACGGAAGAAGAAGCAATAAATGGTATTCAAGGCTTAGAATTTTTCCAAGCTCTGGATATGACAACTTCACCGGGCTACCCATATGTTAAAATGCGGCCATTCGGAGCTAAGGGCAAATTGTTCTTGTTTGATTTTGTTACCGATGAAGAAAATCGTGTTTTGTATAAGCCGGGTCCATTACTTCGAAAGTTTGCCGATGAGAGTTTATCCAAGTTGAAGCAAGGGATAATACCTGGTGATCGATGGGCTATGGATGTGCTAAAAGATGAAAAACTTAAAGATCAGAAGATAATTGATGAGTTACCCAGGTTATTTGATGTGTTGCCTGTTGATATCTTAATTGCAGAAAAGAGATACTATGGAGCCTTTAATGCCATGTATATTAGATCACACAATTATCATCATGGATCAGTTGGTCTTAATCCTAGATCACTTGAATGGGATCAACAATATAAGTTCCTCTGTGAGGTTGGCTCAAAGAATGGTATTGATGGTGATATTGGTGCCTGGGATAAAGTTTCTCCAACGCAAGCAGAACCTGCTTTCTTGAGTATTGTGGAGCGTTGGTATAAATTGAA